CTGCAACCGTGCTTGATGAAAATCTTACATTAACCTGGGATGCCGGGACTCTTCCGACTAAGGGAGAAAACACGACTGTCGCTACCGGAATTGAATCTGCGATATCTTCTCAGCCGACTTTCTCTGGAACTGGAGCGAGGCTTGTGACTGGTAACATTGAAGTTCCGAATGCCTATAACGCATCGTTTAGCGGAATTGAGGGAAATGTGACTGTGAGCGGAACAACCGATGGAACCGTTTCTCAACCAACCTTCTCTGGAACAAAGGTTCAGATTGCAGGTACGACCACGGCAAAAGGTACTGTCACGCAGCCGACATTCAATGGTACCGACGCAACGATTACTGTCGAGTAACCGTATTTAAGAAGGGAGTGAAATAATGGCGGATATTTCCAAAATCACTCTGCTAAATGGAGATATATACAATTTAAAAGACAGTAGCGGACGAACTCTGATTAACAATATTGATAACAGGGTGACTGTCATAGAAACAAAATTAAATAACATTGTGGTACAGGATTCACAAACCGGCGTTCTGACCATTGGCGGAGACAGCTGAAATGTCTAAGAATATTAGCTTACTTGGTTAGGATTACGCAAATGTTCCGGGCGTCAGGCTGCCTCAAACCAATGGCGGTATGGCTTATTTTGCAGACGTTACCAGTACTACCGCCACGGCATCGGACGTAGCAACAGGGAAGGTATTTTTCGGGGCAGACGGTGTTCAGCAGATTGGTACTGCAGCTACCGGCGGAGGCTCCGCAATCACGGTCACTGATGAAACCGACGAACATGGCGGAACGATCAGAACCATTACTGCGGTCGATCTGACTGGCGATACGGTAAGCCCTTCCACGCTTCTCAAAGGATATACAGCGCATGATTCCAAGGGTAATCCAATAACCGGTACGGCTACGGGTGGCAGTTCAATGCTGATAGAAAAAACGATTACCGCCAACGGGACATATAACGCGTCATCTGACAATGCCGACGGATATTCTAAGGTTACGGTGAATGTTCCAGTCCCAGAGCCTTCTCTGCAGATAAAGACCAAAACTTACACACCAACCGAGTCGCAGCAGACGGCAACTATCGGCCCAGATAGTGGTTATGACGGGTTGGGTAAGGTCAACATCACAATAGATGCCATATCTTCAACTTATGTCGGTACCAAAGTTACAAGACAGGCGGCTAAGACGGTCACGCCCACCAAGTCGGCTCAGACTGCGGTTGCATCAGGTGTCTACACGACTGGTGCTATCACGGTTGCGGCGATCCCGGCTCAGTACATTACTACCACAGATGCCACAGCCACGGCGGCTCAGATCAACAGTGGTGCGACTGCCTATGTTAACGGCGTAAAAGTGACTGGCACACAGGTAATACAGCACTACTACACTGGCTCTTCTGACCCGTCTTCCTCGACTGGCTCTGACGGTGATATTTACCTTAAGGTGGTGACGTAATGGCGACAATAAGATTAGTGCCAAGTGTTAGTGCGGTCAGCAACTCGTCTTATGCGTCAATTAGTAATGCGTCCAATATGTACACTAACACGGACAGCACTACCCACGGCACGTTCACGCACAACAGGGCGTCGACAAACAACACCTATTACGGTTACCTGAGAGGGTTTAACTTCGATGATGTGCCGAGCCAAGCGGTCGTAAGTGGATTTACCATTAAGATTAAAGCCAGTGCGACAGGACATACCACAAGTACATCGTCCTCGTATTACATGGGACTGGTAAACGGCACTACTCAGATTGGCAGTACATCCGCATCGGGTAGACTGTCCACGACTGTTACTACGTTTACCTTTGCCGAGGGATCGCTCACATGGGAAATCATTACTGGATACGGGTCTAACTTCGGAATCAGAATCCCGATGCGAAGAGCGTCATCCAACACGGCTGATGTGGTGTCCGTTTACGGTGCTGAGATTGAGGTTACATACACCGTACCTAATCCGAGGACAGTCACCACAACGCTTACTGGTGACGGTACGATTTCGCCGAGCGGCACTCAGACCATGTACGATGGCGATGAGTATGAACTGACCATTACGCCAACAGACAAGTCGGCAACAGTTACCGTGACCAAAAATGGGACGGATGTATCATCTGAATTGGTGGCGCATGGAGCGGGTTCTACGGTATCGCTCGTGCCTGCTGATGTAACTACAAGTGGCATTCAAAGCGGTTCGTCTTATGCGCAGTATGCGGTCGGGCATAGCGCAGAGAGTCCATCGTCAAGCGGCGCATCGTCCAATATGTATGCCTCTAATTACTCTACTGGATACGCGGAGTACAGCTTCGACTTCTCCGCTATACCGAGTAACGCCGCAATCGACTCTGTTGAAGTCAGGTGCTACGGGCACAGAGAGTCAAGTACCATCTCGTCAACATACGTGTCGCAGTGCGTCTTGTATAGCGGTAGTACAGCTATCAGTGACGAGGTTGATTTTCCGAGTACAGCAAACACTCTGATTACACTTGCACCGTCAGGCACGGTTACAAGGTCACAACTGGACAGCTTCACAGTTAGACACTACGTCGGATACTATGGCGGATTGGTACTGGGCATCACTGTAGAGGTCACTTACGCAACAGGGAGCGGATTAGACCACTACACTTATACGACAACGATAAGTGGCAACATGACCATAGCTGTCACTATCGGCGGCGCAGTGCAAACAGATACGCTCTACGTCAAAAACAGCGGAGCTTGGGTGGCCGTGAGCAAGGCGTTTAAAAAGGTCAATGGCGCATGGACAGAGATTAGTGTTAGCACAGCATTTGACACCAACACGAAATACGTCAGGGGGAATTAAATGGCAATTTCAAAAGTTATATTAAACGGCGAGACGCAGATGGACGTAACGCAAAAGACCGTTACTGCGGGGGCTATGCTGTCCGGGACTACTGCGCTGAAAAATGACGGCACGGACATCACCGGGACTATCGCAAGCAAGACATAGGCTGACCTTACGGCAAGCGGCGCAACTGTAACCGCACCCGCCGGGTACTATGCATCTGCGGCAAGCAAGTCGGTGGCAAGCGGATCTACGGGGACTCCGACTGCATCAAAGGGCACGGTGTCTAATCATAGTGTCAGCGTTACTCCGTCTGTAACCAATACGACAGGATACATAACGGGCGGCACAAAAACCGGGACAGCGGTGACCGTCAGCGCATCGGAACTTGTCAGCGGTACGAAGACAATATCTGCATCTGGGACAACAGATGTTACCAATTACGAGTCTGTATCTGTGCCAAGCGGTTCTGCCAAAACTCCCGCAACCACAATCACGGCAAACCCCACGGTCAGCGTCAACAGCAGTGGTTTAATCACGGCGACAGTTTCCAAAACGCAGAATGTGACCCCGTCCGTATCTGCCGGGTATGTATCTTCCGGGACGGCGGGGACTATCACGGTAACAGGTAGCGGCACAAAACAGCTGACCACACAGGGGGCGCAGGGCATCCATCCGTCAACCACTGACCAAACGATAGCAAGTGGCACATACCTTACAGGGGCGCAGACTGTCGTGGCAGTCAGAACAGCAAATCTTTATGCGAGTAATATCGTCAATGGTGTGACGATCAAGATTGGCGACACGACTGATGATGACTGTGTAGCATCAGTTACTGGTAAAGTGCATACTTCCGGGTACGTTGCGACAATAACGAGGACGGGAAGCTATCGTTATTGTGGGGTTACTTATGATGGTGTAGATTTCCCACATGATTCTATTAATACGTTCCTTTTTTCTTCGGGGGATGTGTTGGAAATTACTAGTGGTGCAAACCTTGGTGGGGCGAAGATATATATTGATGGCGTTCTAGTTGCCAACAGTGGACAGGATGCCTCAGTCACCTATAATTATTCGCTTCCGGCAAATTGCATCAATATTTTGATGGAAGAGGGGAATTCATCAACAGTATATGTTACTACTCCCACACTGGCAATAACCGAAAATGGCACTTATAATGTCGGGGATTATGGTAAAGCTGAAGTTAATGTGCCGAGCAGCGGCGGGAATGATTTTATCATTACCCTGACCAAAAATGCGTCTACTGGGATATGGGAACCTGACTGCACCTATGCTGAAGCACAGGCGGCGTATGTTGCGGGAAAAACTGTGGTATTCGTGGCATCTTATTATCCTTGTGTGTCCGAATACGTAGACGGACAAGACCCTTTTATCTATTATGAGGTAGATGTCGCAGAGAACGACTTCGTATCGACCTATACTTATACCCAGTATAGCTATCTATGGTATAGCTCTGGCGTGGTGGCGCAGGATCCCAATGTATTTTACGATACGGGTAACAGCGATGCCGTCCCGGCAGATGTCGCATCGGGCAAGGTCTTTTACAACGCCGATGGTTATCAGACAGGTACTGCAAGCGGTGGGGGCGGATTGGACGCAAGCTATAAAGCGGTTATCCAAAGAGACAATGCCGATGTAACATTGCCGGATGATTTGACTAAGGTCGGTGACTATGCCTTTTACGGCGGAAGAAACCTTAGGATAACATCATTACCGAGCGGGATTACAACTATCGGCAGTTATGCGTTTGGAAATACTGCAATAAACGTGGCATCACTCCCGGATGGTATTACAACTATCGGAACTTTTGCATTTTACGGTTGCTCAAACCTTGCTTTAACGTCTCTTCCGAGCGGGATTACAACAATTCCACAAAATTGCTTCCAATACTGCTCAAACCTTGCTTTAACGTCTCTTCCGAGCGGCGTAACAGACATTGGTAGTAGTGCATTTTACGGTTGCTCAAACCTCGCACTGACATCGCTGCCAAGCGGAGTGCAGACTATCGATAGTAGTACATTTTACGATTGCTACGCTATCACTTCAATGTCTCTCCCGGACGGGATTACAACTATCGGCAGTTATGCGTTTGCACATTGTGAGGGCATGACCTCGATCAGTTGCAACGGTACGATAACAACGATGGGCAACTATGCTTTTAATGGTGACGCTTCCCACCAAATGCACATTGCTCATGCCAGTTTCCCGAATATGGCGGTATCTTCTCTTACAACAGTATTCGGGTCTACGGCAACGACATATGCTTGCCGGTTATTAGAAGATGCAGATATTGGCAATACAGCGGCGATTGCGGCAAACGCCTTTGCCAACTGCAACAAACTGCAAACCCTTATCCTCAGAAAAACAGGAAGCATCTGTACCCTGTCCAACGTGTCAGCTTTCCTTAATACTCCGATGCGTGGCTACAACGGCTTATCAGGTACAATCTATGTCCCGTCCGCTCTTATATCCACATATCAGACGGCCACAAAATGGAGTACCATCTACGGCGAGGGTCATGTCACTTTTGCGGCAATAGAAGGGAGTCAGTATGAACTGTAATTGCTGTCGCACACTATTCGTTCGCGCAATCTATAACAGATATGGTGAAATAAATAATGAGTAAAACAAAAAGACTTCAGTCTAAAATAGTTATACCTACTGATAACGAACAGACTATAACTCCAGACAATTAGTTTGATGGATTATAGGATGTCGTAATCAAGGCTATACCAAATGAATATATTATTCCAACCGGGGAGATTTAGATTACATCAAATGGTGCAACCAATATATCTAAATATGAGTTTGTAAATATTGATGTTAAGCCAAGTCTACAAGAAAAGACCGCCGTGCTGTCAAAAGCAACGTAGGTTGTAAAGCCCGACGTTGGATATTATGGACTTGCAAAAGTAGATATTCCCGCAATTCCTAACGATTATATTATCCCGACTGGTGATTTGAGTATTAACACAAACGGAACTAAAGATGTTAAAGGTTATGCATCTGTCACCGTCAATGTTCTTCCGACGCTTCAACAAAAAACGGTCACACCATCTGACAAACCGACTGTTGTCGAGGCTGACTATGATTACAACGGTCTTCTATCTGTGACTGTTGACGCAATTCCAGACGAATATATTGTTCCGTCTGGCGAAATAAGAATTAACGAAAATGGGAAGACGGATGTTAGCAAACTCTCGTCGGTTGTGGTTAACGTTAAACCGGCACTTCAGTCAAAAGCCGTCGTCCCGTCAGCCGCACCACAAATCGTTGTGGCCGATGCGAATTATGACGGATTGTCTTTGGTTAATGTTGCTGCCATACCGGATAAATACATCGTTCCTGAAGGGGCAAAAAATATAACTGCAAATGGTACGGTTGATGTCACAACGTATAGTGCAGTTAATGTTGATGTTACTCCTAGCCTTCAGTCAAAAGAAGTCACGCCAACAAAAGAAAGACAAGTTGTCAAAGCAGATTCTTTGCATGACGGTCTTTCTGAGGTTGCTGTAAGTCCAATCCCGGATATATATATTATACCGTTTGGAAGCTCTGCGATTACAAAGAATGGCACCGTTGATGTGACTACGTTATCTTCTGTGGTGGTTGATGTGAAACCCGAGCTTCAATCAAAAACAGTAACACCAACATCATCTCCGCAGGTAATCAAGGCTGACGATACATTTGACGGGCTTGCGTCTGTAAGAGTCGAAGCAATACCGAGCAAATATATTATCCCATCTGGGGTGGTAGCTGTCTCATCAAATGGAGAAGTTGATGTTTCAAAGTACTCCAAGGCTGTGGTTAACATTCAGCCGGAGCTGCAGGCAATCGATATTGTTCCGACTAAATCTAAGCAAACCGTAAAACCAGACTTTGACCACTATGGTTTGAGCGAGGTAACAGTGGATGCTATTCCAGAACAATATATTATTACCGATGACGCCGATGCGATTGCAAGTGAAATTGTCTCTGGAAAGACTGCGTATGTTAACGGCAAGAAGGTCGTAGGGGAACTTGAGACGTAGCATTGCTTTACCGGATCAATGGCTCCATCAGATTCGTTGGGAAAAAATGGGGATATCTATATAAGAATAGGGAGTTAATAAATGGCTATAGTTAAATTAATTCCGAGTACATATTCTTTTAGTGATACACATCTTGATATTACAGATGTTGAAAACATGTATTCTGATGTTAGCAGTGATACATTCGCAACGGTAATAAACAAATAGAACAGCACTGCATCGTGCTATCTCTATATCGGCGGCTTCAACTTTTCAGCGGTTCCAAGTAATGCCATTGTACGGTCTTATACTGTTAAGCTGAAAGTTGCTGAAAGCGGAGTCAGTACATCTTCGTCTTATGCACCACGGCTTGTTGGGATAGACTCAATCTGTCAGCCGCTACGTTCTGGCACACGTATATTAGTGTTCGACTGCAAGAGCGATTGGGGAACAATAAGCAGTCGTGATTTTAAAATTGAAATTAACTGTCGCAAACTCAGCAAAAATAACCCAGGGTTTGTATATGTCTATGGCGCTGAAATCGAGGTCGATTACACGACTTCTATTACATCCGCTATTACTACATCGGTAGTCGGTCGTGGCTCAATCTCTCCAAACGGAGTTCGCGAGCTACAGAATGGTAGCGCAGATACACTAACAATAGCTCCTGATCGTACCGGAGATAAAATATATATTACCAAGAATGGCGCTGACGTTTCCGGCCATCTCATACCACATGGCAAGACCTATGTTTTAAGTGCCGTGCTTGGTAACTGCAAGATAACGTCCGGCAGCTTTGGTGCTTCAGACGCGGTATATTTTACCGGTATAGTTGGTCATGGTGTTGGTGCTACAAGGACAATAAGCAATTATCGTTCTAACAGTTCAAGCACGGTCTTTGAATATGATATGTCATTCAGCGGGATACCAAGTAATGCTACGGTCGAACGAGTGTACTGCAAGGTAAATGGTCATGCAGAAAACGCTTCATCTTCGTGCATGTCTGTTCAATTAAAGTCTGACTCAACATATTTATCTAAAAGAATAGACTTTAAGACAACTGGAACAAACAACAATGTCGTTACCCTATAGGCAAAGCCAACGATTAAGCAGCTCGAAAGCATGGTACTGGAATGCGAGGTTGGTTCTTATGGCGGCGCTATCAATGGTGCGACCTGCTATGTTGAATACTCGATAAATGAAAGCAAACCAAGCTATTACACATATACCTACATAGTCAATGGTAATGCTGATATCGCCGTAACCATTGAACCGGTTATTAACAACAGCGTTAGTGTCAAACTGAATGGTGCCTGGATTGAGGCTTCAGAAGTGTACAAGAAAGTGAATGATGTGTGGGTAAGATGTAATGATCTTACCGCAGCATTTGATCCAGATACGAATTACGTCAATGTAAATGTATAAGATGTGTTAAGGGAGTGTATCCGACTATGGACGCACTCCCTATTTTTTTACTGTACACTATTAACCTGTTTGGTTCCAATGATATATACTGTTTTACAATATGGGCATTTTACAATCGAATCAGAATATTTCTGTTGAATTTTGGCTCCACAGTTTTTGCAACTCAATTCTACAAATTCAAATTTGCGACCCTCTAGATCTTTAATCCAATCTTCAAGCATATGGATCTTTTGACTTAATGAATCCTCAGCCTTGGCGTTTAAACTATAATTCGCTACACTAAGTGGATTATATGTATCGCATGTACCAAAGTTACACGGATTATCAAGTGTTGATTGTTTTACTTTCATTATCATACTTACAGGAACTTCCTCCTTCCTGTGTTACCTCTGTGTTACCTCGTTAAAAACCCCAGTGTTTATGCGGCTTTTCAGGCCATACTTGTTCCGTGAGGCCGCAGGTTCGAATCCTGTCGCCCCGATTTCTCCAGTAAAATCAAGGGTTTCCAGACTTCTCTCGAACACATATTCGTGTTACCAGTTGTTACCTCAAGAGATGGAAGCTCTTGATTTTTTTTGTGCAATCTCAACAAAGTTTGCTCGTTCCTTTAGAGTTGTGATATCGTAAGTATAATACATATCATTCACATTCTCTGTGTGACCAAGCAGCGATGCTGCGACTGTTACCGGAACACCGTTACATCTGAGCTTTGAATTCAGCGTTCTTCTAAAAGCATGGATTCCTCTCTCTGGTATTCCAATCATACGGCAGCGATTCTTAACACACGAAGAGATTATGTTTGCGTGGACTCTACCATTCTCATTGGCAAATACCCACTCACATAAATACCCTCGTTCCATCTCGACTTTCTTTAACCTGTCGAGTAACTTCCTTATATCATATGTTATAGGGAAGTTCCGCTCTTTGCCGTTCTTGGTTGTATCAATATAGTAATCTTTACTAATTCTGTCGTACTTCTCAGACTTGTCTATCACTATATAGTCCTTGGTAATTGAATCCCATTTGAGCGCCGCCAACTCTCCGACTCTCATTCCTGTCAGAATGGCAAGCTCTACGGCATATGCAGGAATATATTCCGGGTGCTGCTCATATCCATCGTAAAGATTTTTGTAGAATAGCTCCATCTCGTCATCCGACACAAGCCGTGACGCCATGTTCACCGCAGGCGTTTCACAATATTTATAGAAGCTTTTGGCTGCCAGGTACTTCATTGGGTCGTCGCTAATGTATTGGTTAATCAGCGCACTCAGCAATATGTTATGGATGTACCCATATAGGGATTTCACCGCGCCTTTTCTTAGATGCTTCCTCTTTGCTGAATTAATAATGAATAGTTTTATATGTTCCTCGTTCATCTTTTTTAAATCAATCAGCTCAAAGTCCTCACCTTTAAAGAAGCGCTTATAGTCTGTGTCGTACTTCACTGTTGTGGAATTGGAAACCATTTGATCCTGAACCGATCTCCAATGCCAGTAAAAATCGAAGAAGGTCTTTTGGTTCCGACTAAAATACTGGTCTGTAATTGCTTGCTCAAGGTCTTCTCGTCTTTTCCTCTTGATCTTCTTCAGTTTTCCATCCTTCTCTATGTGTGTCCACCAGTTGCCATCTTTACCAAACCATATCGAGTGTTTATGATTTTTTAATGCCTCCTGTCGTCTTGCCATGTCAGCTTGTTCCTGTAAGTATGACATGTCAAGTATACCACTAGAGATGGCATATTGTAAAACATCTGTTTGGCTCAGCATTTAATCTTATTCGTTAGTCTCCATCGAGAACATAGTTGGTCTATGTATCTCGTATCCACATTTTTCATAAACATGTATTGCTTTACTGTTATCAGCGTTTACCCAAAGACACTCACATCCGTATTTATCAGTTAACATCTGCACAACTTTTGTCCCGTAGCCGTTGTTTTGATATGGCTCATAGATTGATAATCTGGATATCATCTTGCCATTGAGATCAACTTCAGCTTCTCCAATCTTAGTTCCATCAACAAAAATAGAAAGCTCTTGATACAGTTCATTTTCTTTAATATCTATCATCTATTATCTCCGACACAATTATCTATCATCTAACAATAAACCAACAAATGAAATTCATCCCGCCACCTACGCTTCGCTTAGAGGTGTGGGATTTCTTGCTATTTTTCTAGTTAAAAATAAAAATGTTATAACAATATAATTAATAACTGTGTGCATTATCACTTTTCCAAATTAAGCATATGATTAATTATATTTCATATACACTTTATAACCCCTTGCTTTAGCATCATTACAATCTGATTCCAATTTATCAGCATTACCATTATCATTTGATGTTTCCACAAATGATGATGGATTGAAAAGGAAGTTCATCAGCGACTCTTCGTCATCTAAAATTTCATCAACAGTGCATCCCCACTCATAATCGTGATCAATATAATACCATTCAGACTTTGACTCATTAAGTGCAATACCATATTTTGATAAAATATTTTTAAGACGCTTTAAATACCCACTTGGATCTGGTTTGCAATAAATCATTGTAAGAAGATAATCAGCTTTATCATACACATCATGATACTTCTTATTTTCCCATCCATATTCACCTGTCTGACATCTTAAAACATTTGGGATATTTGGTGAAATTGATTTGCTATTTGCGATACAGATACAATGTACAGAACTGCTATTTGTTTCAAACATTTTCATTCTTGTCTTTTTCATTATACAACCTCATTTGATAATATTATTAGAAAATCCGCACGTTCCTCATTGCTATTTTGTTCATATAAATTTTTGCAATTCATTGGCGGCAGTCTTCTTGTCTTCATCTGTTTTAATCATCATACAAGAAAATTCTTTACTCCAAAAATTTACCCAATTATATGCTTCTTCAGCAATAGTTTTTACCGAACCATATGGTGAATAATATTCTTTTGAAATTTTAAGAATCTTTTCATTGATATAATCCGCAACAGACTCAAGCTTTTTTAGATTTTTAAGTCTTTCTGTGTCAATTGATGCATCAGCTACAGGTTCAATATTTCCAATAATTGAAATTAATACGTCATAAATTTGCCTAGATGTTAACTCTGTTTTATTTACCATATTTTCTCCATTAATTTTACAACGAGTGAAAATATTCCTATCATTATAAATAATGACATTATAGCGACGATGCATGGAATTAAAAATAATACTGTTATAATGATTGTCATGTGATTTTTAATGTATACCGTTTGCCGTCATTATATTATGATAACTATATTCGAATGGAAGTTTTGTTGGCATTGTAATTATTTCAAAATGTTCACCACAGTATGGACAACGGTACGGTTTGATTTGGTATTGTTTGATTAAATAATTATTTTTTGTTGTATATTCATTTTCATCGTCTATTGTGTAATCAATTGTTGTAGTTATAATCTTCTTGCAATTGCTACACACAGGTACAAAATTAATTTCCGCCATTTTTAGTTATGAATTAATGTAATAATATATTCAATAGCTTTTGCCGTTGGCGCTGCCTGCCATTGAATAGCCTCAGATACACTCCACCAAGTTCCTAAAAGAAAAAGTACTCCGATAAAAGCAAAACCTATAATACCTAAACTCCAGAAATCATCATATTTACTTTTTTTGTTGCTGACAACAGTTCCGATAATGCAAAGGGCAAGAAAGATACAACAAAACACCGCATCAATCCATGCTCTAGCAATACAAAGTCGTGCCATTTCTGGTACTAAAAATTCCTGAGTAATATTAAACTTTTGGCAAAGGTTATTGATGACATTATTTATCTGTTCACCTATCATTTATTTGTATCCTCATCTAAAACTACTTTTATAACCTTATTTTGAATAGCTTCGAGTACAGCCGTTTTGATAGATCTATCAGTCCAAAAATTATTCATTCTTTTATCAATAAATTCTCGAATAAAATTACCAGAATTACTCTCGGCGTTTAGACTTGCTATACATTCATCAATAGCTTTATTTACTTTGTTGTTTAATGTCTCCAAAACAATCTCTTTAAGGTATGCCTGATTAATACCTGCGTCAGCAAGCATTTGACTAATTTGAAGTCTTAGTTCTCTTTTTTCTTCGTAATTCATTTACAATACACCTTCCTTTTTCTTGTCCGTCAGGGTGATATATCCACTGACCATGCACTACCGGGACGGCATCAACAGTTGGCAGTGCCTTTATGACAGTTATTGCATCGTTGACCGTATCACATTTCAAGGTGCTAATACCAACCCCGTCAGAACAGTCAATTCCTTCAAGCGCATCCAGTGCCGCATTCAGTTCAATCAGCTTTTTCATTGTTGCCGTCCTTCCAGTCCATCCGTGTGCCGCAGTTAGGGCAATGGAGATATTTATTAAAATTAAACGTCGTGGTCACATCGACATAAAAACCGCACCTTGAACAGTAGGCATCTTTCGTGTTGACCTCATTATTTGCGTTAATGTGATACTGCCACCGTCCATGCACAACCGGGACAGCATCCACGGTCGGGGCGTGGTCAATGTAATCAATAAACTGGTTAAGTATAGTCTCGGCAGATGCCTTGACTTGCATCTTCCATGTTTCTGTTGCAAGCCGTTGCACCTTCCTCTTCAGAGTATCAGCATCAATTGTTCTCATGTGTCACCGTCCTTCCCGTCTAACTTCACCCCACAGTTAGGGCAGTAGTTCATACGCATCGCATCGTACTGATCATATTCAGTATCGCATTCAGAGCATTTATAGTGCGGTGCATACCCAATGCCGAATGAATCGTAAATCTCTTCATACCATCTTACCCAGTGACCGTGCCGTACTGTGACAGCATCAACGGTAGGCAAAGCTTTGAGCATTCCCTTCGTTTCCATATATGCTTCCTTGCTATGTTCGTTTGCCTCGTAAAAAGATATAGCGTTAAGATTTTCCAATCCTTCCAGAGCCGCATCCAGTTCAATCAGTTTTTTCATGGTTTCCATTCTTCCCGTCCATTCTTGCACCACAATTCTCGCAGTACATCGGGTATATCTGCCCTGTTGACATCATGCTTCTTTCGTGCCCGCACTTACTGCATCGGATTTTCCATGTATACGTTTCCGAATCGATGTCAATCCACCGTCCATGCTTTACCGGGACAGCATCTATCCGCTCGACATCCTCAAATTTATCCCACATCTCAACGCAATAACTGTCAGGGCAAAACAATCCGGGATAACAGTATTTGCGGCACAACACCTTGATTGCATCCCCGATGCGGATTAACGCATCAGGATTTCTTGTCTTGCTCATTGTCACCGTCCTTCCGTTCACCACGACTGCAATACTCCCCTGCTGTTGTGTACAGATTCCCTATGTGGGTCATCCTTGCCATGCACTCATGATACTGTGGTGCGGCAGAGCTTCCCGGATATTTGCTCCAAAAGCGGCAATCCCAGCACCTTACCACCGGGACGGCATCAACAGTTGGCAGTGCCTTTATGACAGTTATTGCGTCGTTGACCGTATCACATTTCAAGGTGCTAATACCAACCCCGTCAGAACAGTCAATTCCTTCAAGCGCATCCAACGCCGCCTGTCTTGAAATCATGTCATCCATTGCACCACCTTTTCTGCAATGATTAGCACCATCACAAAAAACTGTATAACATTTGCGGTCATTGCATAGTCAATATCATCAGCGTCTTTTATCCCAAAAATCTTAACTGATATCATTGTTGCGGCAATTAACGCAAGAATATAAATGGCAACAATGCCGATACACAGAAAGATTTCCAGCGCTATTTCAACCATTGCCGTCACCATCCTTTCCGTACATACGTGCGCCGCATTCGTCACAATACTTTTTGCCGCACTCGTCGTACCCGCCACACACTAAATTTCCGCATTTCGAGCAACTGTAGTAGTAACCATATCTTTCGCCCATACCTACGCCCTCGCTCCAGTATCGTTTTTTTATCCACCGTCCGTGCTTTACCCTGACAGCATCCACATTCGGGAGCTGTATAATCATCCTGTGCGCTTCGCTTTTGTCCTTTGCTTTTCTGACAGTCTCAATAGCCGCTTGTCTGTCAATCAGGTCTGTCATCAGTTTTTCTTTCTGCAATATAGATTCGTCCTGCTATGATGCTGTTTAATAAGGTTCTGTACTGTAAGGACATAAGCGCCGACCTATGCGTGGTTCTTCCGTTCCACTTGTACCAGAGGCTTTCGCACTGATCAAAATCAGAAATGGTTTCAATTCGCCTACCTTGTGCGTACATAGATTTACTCATCGGTTCTCCTTTCTGCATGGCAACACCAATCAAGCGGCTTGACACCGTGGTTCCAGTATCCGCACCGTTTGTCATGGCATATCCAGTGTATGCAGTCTCCACAGACCACGATGTCCGGCTGTGCGGGTGGCAATGCTTTTAAGCCATTAACGGCAGTCTCCGCATCAATCAGCTTTGTTAATCTTCCAGCTTCAATCACATCAATAGCCGCTTGTCTGTCGACCAAATCACCCATCGCCCTTCCTTTCCGCTGATGCACAATAATAATCTCCGTCCATATACTCGGCTTCGTCAGGAAACCAGATATCGCAATACTTGCAGCTTCCATCAGAGGTTAGCCGTGCATATTTACAGTTCTTACATCTGATGATTTCTGGCTGTGCAGATGGTAACTGCTGTATAGAATTAAGTATTTCTCTGGCTTCACCTCTTCTTTGTCGAAGTCTTTCTCTTGCGTTAAATCATTCATTATTTGTCACCTTACATGGTTATGATCGGCAGAATACCGCGCATCAGACAGACCGCTTTTTAATCTTTCTTCGGCTTCATATTCTGCAATCCAGTCCCTTTTCCCATCCTTGTTTTTGATAATATATTCAAGCGACCATGTTCTATATGCCACTTGTGGAATATCAATCAATACACTCACGTTCTTCTCCTTCCGGGAGGTACGGAGCCGGGAGCGGCATCCATGCGATTACTTTCATAGTGGAGTGCCATGCATAGATATAGCAGTCTTTTCCTTCGTATCTCTTCCATCTACACTGTTTTTGATAGCCGTCTTCCATGCATACCCAATAACTCCGCTCTTCTTCCTTCGGAAGTTCACGACTGCACGGAATCCACCCCGGATGTGGATAGTTTTTATACTGATTCCACGCATCACATTCTCCGCATAGTGCTCTCGCATCTTCCACAGGCTGTGCGGACGACAAATCTTTGAGGATTTTAATATGTCTGTCGCAAGTCATCACCTGAGTTTCCACCTTTTCAAAATCCCCAGTAGCTTTAAATACCGCCACCACATTTGGATCGGTTAAATCTATTTTGTCTTCCTTAATTGCTTCAATTGCCGCCGCCCTGCTGATTGAATCAGTAATAGTGCCTGTACCTATATGACAATGCACATGGTCACAATCCCAGTCGCCACCATGATTCACGCAGTCTGAGCAATCCAGTTGTTCGGATTTTCCGAACAGTTCCTCTCTGTGATTCCACCACTCAACAAGTTGGCTCAATCTTCTCGCACTCGACCGCCCGCTGATGTTCATCCCGTTGATATGCGTAATATAGCAACTGTCCTTGTGATTTGCTTCCAGTTTCCACACTCCCGCATCCGGGGAGATGTCCTTCCATGCTTCCCAGTAGATATGAGGCATTACCCCGCAGAACGGGCAAGGTTTTAACTCAGTCATTTCCATCCCCCTTATGAAAGCAAAATCAGAACCGCCAAAACGCACAGCGGCATTGCAAATACAAGTGACAGCCCGACAATCTCAAATATTTCACTCATGATTGTCATCGTCCTTCCGCTTTTTCCTTTCTCCCATATGCCTGACCACAACCACGATATTTTCATCCGTTAGCGAATTCAGCGTTTCATAAGTGAAGTCTCTTGATTCATCCCATCCTTTGTTTAACCCTGCGCTATATCCAACACCACACCCCATGAGGAAACAGCCCATAAAGGCAATGAAAATAAACACTTCATCCATTCTGTTCACCGTCCTTCACGTCCATCCTCGCCCCACAGTTCGGGCAATATTTCATGACACTCCATACCCCCCATCTATCACCGCAAACGGAACAAGTGGCTATTCCGCCATCTTTATCTTTCCACCGTCCATGCCGTACCGGTACAGCCTCAACGGTCGGAGCATCATCAAGCCATCCGCAGAAATCCATTTTTGTATAGATCCGGTCATATTCGCAATCCCTGACATATGTTTTGCAATCCTTACAGTCATTTGCCATTTGGCAATCCGCTTTCAGCGCATCAGCATCCACAAGCCGCATATTATCACCCATCTTTCGGTTCCCACTTACTCGGAACCCCGCTATAGCGTTGCTCACACTGACTGCATGGATACACGCCCGGAGTCCTGTCCTTGTGACGGCAATTTATGCAGTCATGCGGCGATTTGTCATCTGTGGTTGCGCTGAGTACATCGACAGCCATCCGACATGCTTCCGCAAGCGGCGTGGTCGGACAAATCTCAGCACATCGAGTTAATTCATTAATTGCCTCGGCCTTAGTCATGTTTTCCTCCCAACGCGAATCCGAGAACGAATCCGATAATCCAACCCAACGACAATCCAAATAACATGCTTGCAATCATAGTCATCTGTTTCCCGCTCTCCCTAAGCCTTCGGTATGTTGAACCTTCAGCATTAAAGACTCAATTAAATCAGTGCGCTCCCCTAGATATCTGATACATCCTTTGTCAACATTCTCAACACACCCGTTCTCGTTGAACACAATGTACTCATATTCTGTCATGTCAATGATTGCTGCGCGGATGTTGTCAATTGAATAAACAACAATGTCTCCAACCTGAAGCTCATTCATACTTTTTCTCTCCAACGATGTATTGTGAAATTATTGTTCGTGCTGTTGACTACCCAACCACCAAGCTCAATATCCCATATTGCGCTGCTAAAGTACGATTCTCCTGTGGTATTGTCAGTCCAATCTACTATTACTTCTCGACTGTTTTCAGGAGTTCCATCCTCAACGTCGTGCCACATCAACACCATATCAACTCTCCTATTTTAATTAGCTCCGGTACTTCCGAATCCACCAGCGCCTCTGTTTGTGTCGTCAAGGTTTTCCGTTTCAATAAAATCGACGTTTGGATATGGTTGAATGACAAGCTGAGCGATTCTCTCGTGTGCGCCAATATATCTAGGAGATGGCGAATCGTTATGCAGCGCAACCATAATCTCGCCTCGATAATCGCAATCAATAATTCCAACACAGTTTGCAGGTCTTAGTCCTCGTTTTGTTGCAAGACCGGATCTTGCGTAGATAGCGCCAAAATATCCCTCTGGAATCTCTAGGGCAATACCAGTGCTAACCATCTTGGTCTCGCCAGGATAGACTGGAGACGACTCCATAGTTGTGTCAGCATATAAATCAAATCCTGCCGCCCCGGTAGAACCCTTTGTTGGAATTGTTGCTGTTTCAGTAAGTCTTTTGATCTTGATATTCATATAGACCTCCATCTGATTTAATCATCTTTGATAATACTAGCACACTTTACCATATAGTGCAACATCTGTTTTGCTTACCTTTAAACAAACTTTGTGGTCTCTAGCACCTGATTGTTGTCTGTTATCTTTACTTTTAGGTCATCCGTGATCGTAATCTTTACTTTCGCAGACCTATATTAATCCCCCTGGAAGCGAGCAGTCTTTCTCTGGCAGCCATTCTCTGTTCATCGGTCATATTTCTTGGAGCGGAAATCTTGATATATTTCACCGGAACATGCGCCATAATTGAATCGTCATCGTTAATCTTGTCAATCTTAACCTCGCCAGGATGTGATTCTGCCAACCTCAGAATTTTTCTACCTAAAGAACTAGCCGACGGCAATGTAATTGAAGCCTTATTTTCCCCTTTAATCCAATATATGGAAAACTCCTTGTAATCTCCATTCATATCGAAATCACCTCTTAAAATCTATTGTCCATAATAATAGAATCTCTAATCCTATTTCTATTAAATGGATAATAATAATCATCGTGGAGTGAGCTTTTAAGTTTAAAACCGCCGTCTATCCAGACCACCTCGTACAATAATCCGTTAATATCTAAAAAATCGTGTTCATAAATGTCTTCTTCGTTCGAATCTGTCAGCCCGGTAAACTCACAAACAGTTAACGGATTAACGGCACAATCAATAGCGCTGTCGTTCATAATATAATAGTAGTATTCTCCCATATCAGGATCACTAATTACATGGTAATATCCATATACCCATTCATCAGAAATATCTTTCGCTTTAAATTTTATATTTCTCATTATTCATAGTACTCCGTTTTATTATTTTGAAATGCATACGCAAGTTCCAGTTTCGCCCCTTTAGATTTTGACCATCCGCGCATCATGTATATACCATTAGATATATCAATCAGCGAATAGCAGATATGCATCATCTGATCGTAAGATAATGTCTGCGGTAATAATGCTAAAATTTTAGCGGGGTTGATTGGCTGGAACCCTTTTGATTCCAGCCGCTCTTCCGCCGCCTCAAATTCAGCGAAGTAGTTAAGATGGTTTGTCATAGGGCCACTAATATAAACAATCTTTTTTTCACCAAATGTTGTAGCTTCCTCTGGATGTATAAGACTAATTATATTGTCGCTCTTTACCATCGAATTACTCCCCAATATTCATTAATAGTCCCGGTTCACTGCCGCCATAATAGGTCGGAACTGAACCATTCCACTTTGCAATCCACTGCCTGTCAAGCAGTTCTTTCGTAAGCGATGAAGTAATTAGATCATTGGATTTTTTCTCGGCTTCGGCCTGAATGATTTTTGTTTCAGCCTGGATACGGGCGGCGTCCTGGTCTGCCTGTGCCTGTACCGACTTCTGCTTGGCCTCTGTCTGGGTCTTTCTTAATTCCTGCTCCGCAGTTTCAACCGCTTTCTTAGCAACCGCCTCCGCTGTAATAGCGTTCTCGATAGCTTCTCCTGCATCCATATCAACAATAGAAACTGAGCAGAACTGAATTCCATACTTATCAAACTCTTCGGAGAGACTTCTTTCGAGCTCCTGATATACAGAGCCTCGTTCTTCACCAAGAATATCAATTACATTGTATTTTACTGTGACAAGTTCTAGTACACGCTGAACAGTGGGAGAAATCATTTGTTCAGAAAGATTCTTTAGTGTACGAAACTGTTTAAATACCATGTAAGCATTTGTTTGATTTACTTTATACTTAACATCAAGCTTACTTGTTACATACTGAGCATCTTTAGTTTGCGATGTCATTTCATCCACGCCAACTGTTTGGATTTCCGTGCTGATTGTATATACCTATCAAAGATATTCTTTGTATGAATACCTTCTGGGATTGTATTCTCACTCGTTCCGGTGAATGCTGAATATTTAATACCGACAGAGTTTGCAGGCACTCTTGTGATGCACCCAGGAATCAAAATTAAAAACGCGAACAATGAAAGAAACTGTTTCTTATTAAACTTCCATGGTTTATCTTCATCACTCATTCCGGTAAAAATAAAGATTGCAATCGCGGCTACTAAAGATAATAAAATCCAAATCATATTTTACTCCTCAAATTTATACATAATAATTGGTGCTTTATCACCATAGTACGGCGTTGTTCTTAAAATATTATAATCAATCCATTCCATAGCATCTATGCTTGACATACCTTGTTTCATTAATGATTCTACAAGCATGTCATAATCATATATAACGCGACCACTATCCGAGTATCCGACAGCAGCCTCGTCATAAAATTGTTCTGTCAAATAAACAGCGCCTTCAAGTCCACTATCTAATAGTTTTTCCTCAAGAGTCATATCTCTGGTAACCTCATGCCGATATCTTTAAACCCGTATCTTTGGCGTTTATATGTAATCTTTTCGAATGGTGGTGTGGTATTATTTTGTCCAAAAACATTTACATATATTCCAAGGTCATTACGCTCTTTTGTCATCGCCTTAATAACAGCCCATAACGCTTTGACATCATCAATAGCTCTGTGAGAGTTCTCAACACCCTTGCATTCATAGTATTCGATAGCGTCTTCCAGTTTGTGCGGCTTCATCTTCCTGTCTCGATATACCGTCAGGGTATCAAGAAAGTCGCAGAGCTTAAATGCTTCATCGAAACTAATATTGTGCCTTTCAAATGTCGATCTCAAAAACGATAAATCAAACTGGGCGTTATGAGCAATCCATAGAGTTGACTCGGTATTAATTTTTGCAATCAAATCTAATAGAGCAGACTCACTAATTCCACTATCTGTATTAGCTTTTGTGATTCCAGTTAACTCAGTGATTTTTGGCGGTATGCTTTTGGCTTTAATAAACTCGTCAATCTCTTTAATAGCTTTGCCGTTTTCATCTAAAATTAGCGCTGCAAACTCTATTATTTGACAGTCATCTGGATACAATCCGGTTGTCTCTGTATCGAAAATTACGTAACGTTTATACTTACTCAAATGCGGTCACTATCTTTCCAGCCTCAATTGAAGCTTTGCAATCAATAATTCTTTGGTTGCTACTTCCACGAAACTTTAATGTGATATCTCGAAGCTCTTGAACATATGGGCCGTCAACAATATAATCTAAACAATTAAACATCTCATTCATTTCAAGGCTATATCCTGTGTAAAGCCATATCTTAAAATCTTTTGATAGTTCATTGTTCTTCTTCATATTTTCAATGCGTTCAATTATTTTGAATACTGTATATATATTTTCTTCTGCAAGTGGCTCACCACCAAGTATGCTAATTCTTTTGATGTATGGAGGTTTGATGAGACTAAGAAGTTTATTCATAGTCTCATCATTCCATTCATTTCCACCATTGAAATCCCATGTGGATTGATTAAAGCAGCCATTGCAGTGAATTGGACAACCCTGAACATAGAGTGAAACTCCTACGTTGTTGCCATTACATATTTCACATTTTTCAATTGCTGCGTATCTCATTTTGCATGTTTAATCCTATCGTTTACTTCGGCTTGTTTGCCCTTATTAAATGCTGTTGTGTAGTTCCCTGTTAAATCACATTACTGTGGACTGTTTCTTGCTCCTTAGAGCTATCGTGTACAGTCTCTGCATTCAGATAAATAATATCGAAGTCATAAATATGAGATCTATGGTTTTTTAACTTATGACGTATCATCTCTGGATCGACGTTGTATATGTTTCCAAGGCTACGGGCACACTCTGCGTAAGATTCGAAGTTGTACTCGCACCCATTACCGATAACCATTACAGGTTTCATCCTAGAACGTCGTGCTTTGTCTAAGTTAATCGCTCCGGTCTTAGAGATGTCAGAGTGGTCTCTGTTTTTCATCTGTTCGCTATGCGTCACATAACGCAGGTTTGTATAGTGGTTGTTGTGCGTATTTCTATCTATATGGTCGACTTCCATGCCTTCTGGGCATGGGCCAAGCCAACATTCTGCAACAACCCTATGAATCATTACACGAACAATTTTTGCATCCGGTCTTCTACCGCCAATATGGACAAAAGTGCAATAGTAACCGCATTCAGAATGATGGAAATCGAGCTTTATTTTGAGCTGCTTTTTAGATTTCACGTTCCTGAATATCGTCCCATTCTCATTGACCTCATAAAGAAAATTTAATGACTTTATTTTTCTGAACTCAAGGTTTGAATTCGTATTCATCTCTTGATACCCCCTTAGTAATTATTTGATTTCCGACCCTTAATAGAGTCCAACTAAAGGAACGCTCTTTCTTAGAGCTTTACGATAATTGAGGGGCATTTCTTCAGGATAACCCCGTCACACGACGCAACTGCTGAATGTTATGGCTGCCACATGCAGGACATGTATCATTGAACTCCCCTGTATAACCACAATCCAGACATGTATCATTTGGAACGTTAATTGCAAAATATGGAATATCATGATCCATTGCATAATTTACAATATTTTCAAGTGCATCAATGTTGTTTTGTGCTGACCAAGGAAGCTCAACATATGTAATACACCCAGCGTTTGAGTATCCAGTAAGTTGCGATTCAATATCAATCTTTTCAAACGGTGTAACATCTTCCCACACAGGAACATGCATACTGTTTGTAAAGTATTCTCTATCTGATACATTTGGAATAATACCGTACTTATCTTTAAACTTTTTCATTGCTGTATAGCAAAGATTTTCTGCAGGTGTATAGTAAACTCCAAAGTTCAGCTTATACTTATTTTTAAATTCCGCACACTTGTCTTTGAATAGTTGTTCGATACGTTTTGCAAGCTCCATACCTTCTGGCTTTGTATGATTACAACCAATAAGAAGCTGTAGAGTTTCAGCAAGTCCAAGCTGACCAATGACAATTGTTCCATGCTTAAGCGCTGACCTAATACCTTCTTCCGGTTTATAGCCAATCATCGTACCATTCTCATACATGAACTTTGCAGAGTCTGGAGATTGAGAACAAATCCATTCGTATCGCTCAATTAACATATCCTTCGCTTCATGAATTTTCTGGTCGAGAAGTGTCATAAACTTCTCTACATCTCTATCAGCTTCCATGGCAAGTGTTGGCATGATAATTGTTACAGGACAGATGTTACCACGACCATCTTTAGTTTGTGGATTAACACCCGGATCCGCATTGATATCACTTCCGTTTGAAGTCCTACAACCCATCGTGGAGAAATAAGTCTTCGGATCGTTCTTGTCATATCCAGCATTAACAGACCAATCAACGTTAGCATAATTCGGATAAAGCCTCTTAGACGTTGACTCAAGAGCTAATCTATATAGGTCATAATTTGGATCGCCGGGTTTACGATTAACGCCTTTCATCATTTGGAAAATCCCACATGGGAAGATAGGTGTTTTATGCAGTTTGCCGATACCTTTGATTGATACATCGAGAAGAGCCTTGGTAATCATGCGACCTTCTGGAAGTGTGCATGTTCCGTAATTAATCGATGTAAAAGGAAGCTGATTCCCAGATCTACTTTGTAACGTATTCAGGTTATGATACATACCCTCAACAGCTTGATATACTTCCTTAATAGTCATATCCATCGCATATTGATATATGTCACATCTTGGATATATTTCGCTTTCAATAGAAAGTTCTGGATTAATATGTTCATAAATGGTATCAGCAAGACCGCCAATATATTTTATTCCATCTTTATAATGTTTATAAAAACTTTTTCTTACATATGGAACCATTGTCCAGTCAATATGTGTTGCACTGACCCCACCGAACTGTTGTAATGACTGAAGCTGAAACAGCACAGCGACTAACTGAAACGCTGTGTTTACTGATTGTGCTGGTCTAACATCTGTCTGTCTAGTATTAAATCCATTAGCAAGTAAATCATCAAACGGAATACTCAGGCAATTATGCATACCTACTGCATATGAATCGAGGTCGTGCTCATAAATTTCATTGTTAAGATGATTGGCTTTAGCCATTGGTGACATTAACTCATCAAGCGCAATCTTGCGCATTAATTCGCTATCAGCCTCTCCTCTTCTTCCGCCAAAACTAGCCTCATCGACATTTGCATTCTGGTTTTGAACATTTGAAGCTGAAATCTTCTCCATAACTGTCTTCATGAACTTTGTGTTGCGCTCGCGGATTCTTGTTCGTTCGTCACGATAAACAATGTATTGTCTGGCAATATCCTTACGATTGCTTGCCATAAGTTTACGTTCGACTTCATCTTGAATATCTTCTACTGTCATATCGCGATTCAGTGATTCAATGTGTGAGGCAATCTCACGGGCTTTATCTTTAGCGTATTCTGTCACACAACCATCAATATCAACGAATGCCCCAATAACAGCGGCTTTAATCTTTTCTTTATCAAATGGCACTTCTCTGCCATCACGTTTTATTACTTTCATTTGGTTCCTCAACAATGATTAATGGATAAATGTTGCTATATGAAGACAGGATTTCAGATGACGTTTTTAATCGCCATCTTACTCTCCCGTCAATATTTTCATTGGTAGTTCTCTCGCTGTTGTCGATTGCGGCACCGATCTTACCGCACTCACAACAATAACTACCTATGTCGTATAACTTTTCTTTTTGTATATATATTAGGCACGGTTTAAAATCACACTTATGTCTACGCATTACGAAACGCCGTTGTCATATAAATCGCCAGGATATTGTCTCGTAGCCTTGATTTCCGCAGCCTTTCTCATGTACCAGTCAGACTTTGCAAGGTCATCTTTAACGCTACCCTTACTACCCGCTCTGTAGCGATACTTCCATGCATTGCAAACGCAGAAATAGAATACAGCCTTTTCTCCCATCGCAACCAACATCTCATCAATACACTCCATTGGATGTGTTTTGTAGTGCGGTGGTTGATTTATGTAATCAACAGCTGTGCTGACGGGCTTCGATGTTTTATTATCTTGTTGATCCGCTTTCGTTTGATGTTTATAGTTACTTTCTACCATTATCGTTCCCCATATATTTATGCAAACGGAAGTCCCTCATCGTCTGCATTATCCGGTACATTGATGAACCCGGTATCGGCCTTCTTGGTTGCCTGCTGCGTGTTTCCACCAGAAGACTTACCGCCAGCAAACTCAGCACTATTAATCACGACATTGTAGGTATAGATCTTCTTGCCGTTTTTATCTGTGTAGCTCCCAGAGTTGTTCGATCCCTCAATATTAATGAAGTCCCCCTTATGGAAGAAACGCTCGATGAACTCCGCCGTCTTTCCGAATGCTGTACAGTTATGGAAGTCGGCAGACCTCTGACCCTTTACAAACTTATCTGTGGCGATATTGATTTCAACAACCTTCAGTTCTCCCGCTGTTTTCGCATCGGGGTCTTTTGTAAGTCTGCCGCCAAGAATTACTTTATTCATATATTAGTTACCTCATCTGTTTTGATTATCATTAAATATAACTTTTCCCGAACTCTTTTCGGAAATCATCCCTGGTGCCAAAATGCTCTTCATAATATTCCTGAGCCTTTTGCTTCCAGTATAAATTAAATTCCATGTTCTGATGAATACAATTATGACCACCCATATTATGCTCGTACGGCGTTAGCGGAATAACGAATCCATATTTTTCAGAAAGTTTTCTTTCGCTCTTCCCAAAAATATGATGAATTGCAACTGGCGATAAGCCGCTCATAATCGAATGCTCAAGGTCATCGGTAAATACCTACTTCACAACCCCTCCTTCTTCGCTGCCCACTTCCCAAGAATCCGCTGCAGTTCGGCTTCGGAAACAGGCATGGCAATTCCTAACTGTGCCATTTCAGATTTCGCACCTTGAATCAGCGTACGCATTTCTTCCGAGTTGTAAGTGTGCGATCCTCTGATAACGAAGTACTCTCTATATTTAACACCATTCGCCTCAACAGTATTACCGGTTGGCTTCAGGTGGAGTGTTTCAAATTCACTGATATCGAGGCTATCATCAAGCATAATGGTATTCATGTCTGTATCATATTGACCATAGTCTTTTAGCAGCTGGTTTTTTACAAACGCCTGACTCTCTCCGACCTTCTCAGATATCAGCGAGACGATTAAATGAAACAGCGCATTCGCGCTCAGGCTCCTGCCCGGGCTGTACGCTTTGATGTCACATTTAATCTTCTTCCCGACCATATTGTTTAACTCGTCTGGCATATAATCCGCTTCGACATCTATTGACCTTGTGCCTGTGTCGAAGTTGAAATTAATATTCCTCAGAGTCCCAATCATCGATATCATCGGTTTCTTCCTTGCGTCTAATTGTATCGCGCTTATAATTGTTCTTTTTAGGTTTGGTCTTATATTTTTTACAAACGCTATGTGTTGGAACATCATCCCATGAACTTGGGCATTTCTGCATTCCATTTCTGAGCGTTGGAAGTGATGAAGTGAACTTCGCAATTTCCTTCATATCATCCTTAAATCTGTCAGCCTGTTTGCGTTTGCTATTGCTGTGAGGGAATGTTCTCAACCATAGCCAATCATCTTGATTCATTTCCATACCTCGTCAAGAACTTTGTGATTTGATTTGGTTTCATGTTACTAATTAAGTCGCCGGCCTTTAGTCCAGTGTCCAAAGCTTTGAACCCGAAGTGTGCATATTTTCCACCAAGCTTCATTAGATAATTCGCAATTGCTTTTCTCTCATTATTAAACTCTTCTTTCATTCGCTCGGCGGAAGCAACCACAGTCTCGACCCTATAAACAAACTCAGCGAGCTGCCACTGATAATATCGAATATACCTTTTGTGCTGAGGAAATACGTCGCATATCTCATCCAGATCGTTATTATGATTAATTATCATGTCGACATATCGCTCTGGAGATAATACATGATTATTAATCGTCCTGTGCATCTCTAAGTATTTTGGTGACTTGATTTTTACTCTATTGAAGTCTTGATCTACTACAACGAATCCTTCTTTATTTAATCCATCGTCATTGAGATGTTCCACGGCAACCATACATTCCTCTTTAGTGGATAGAGGATACATCAAAGGATGTTCAATGCCAATGTCACAAACAATATCTTCTCCTGTAAGATTACTAATTGTGCCGATATGCCATATTTTGGTTACCGGATAATGTATTACAATTTGATTATCTGGTGACACAAGCTCAAATAAATATGTATTCATTTTACTCATGTCGTACCATCTGATTTGAGCAACATTGATTGCAGAACAAAACAAATCATAAAAGTTATTTCCGCTTTGATTTTCTGCTTCAGATGCATCAATCGTGGACATTGTTGAAACTCTCCACTTGTTTAATCTCCAATCCCACCACACTTTTATCAGACTGCCATCAATCTTATCCTGTACTAAAGCAGTGTTCCAATCAATATCGGCAGCGTATGACTCCTGGATGTTAAAGAACTTTTTAAATGGCCAACAGGCAACGTCTAGGCTGTTATGGTCGATGATAATTCCTCTTGCTTCGCACACAATCGGGTCGCCAAAGTCTGCTCCGATATCGTATTTAAAAAGAGAAAGACGACCTTCATCCTTGATGTTGATGTTTTTTGCTTGGATTAATTCTCTCCAATTATTTTTGTGGTCGTTGATAAACCTGCAAATCAATGATGTTTCAGTCATACTAATATCACCTGACTCTTAGATATTCTTTAATTCGCTCAGGACAATCGCGCTGTGGACATCTGCTTTTCTTATACATGTTTTCTATGCAGAAAAATTCTGCAATACAACTATCACAGCCAAGCGGCTTTAATGTTCCAAGATATTCACGAATTAACAAATCGTAAGCATCTTTCATTTTCATCAGTGAGCCTCTACATCGCATTCATGCAGCCGCATAATGTCGCTAAACATCATCTCGCCCATCATTGCGCGATCTTCGTTCATACGCTTTTCGCTTTGTTTCCATTCCATATATGGTGCCATATGCCAATTAATAAGGTTGGCTACATATAAATCTTTTGGCAATATCTCATTAAAACCAGATAAATACATATAAGCCCCGGCATTATGATGACTGTAATAATGCGCCTCGCCATCTTCACCAATGGATTGTGTAATTCTTTTTCCTATATCATGATGTGCTGCGGCACGTTGTACATTATCGCCATACACATTATCATAGGCAATTTCTTCTGCCATCAAATGATGGTCATTTAGCGATGCCATATGATGTGAATTTAACTGATCCATATCTTCTGTCGGATAAACATATGCAACATCATTGGGAACACATAAAATTGAATCCCATCCTTCATAAATCCATGGAGCATTAAATGAACAAACCATCCTATCAATAACATCTCTGCCGACAGGATGTTCACGCTGTGAATCACGTTTAATACAAATGTCAATTGGGGTAGTAAACAAAACTGCAATTTTTGCAACAGGAATATTGATTTGTTTAAGAAATGACATGCGTCTTTTTCTGCTTAAATTAGTCGCATCATAAATAACCGATTGACCATCATTTAAGGCTCCAATAACACGTTTGTGAAGTTCGTTAAAAACTTTTTGATTATCTTCTTTCTTATTTGGGTCTAACCCAAGTTCATCACGAATATCATCAGATGAATAAACAGGTATTCCATGAGTTTTAGCAAATGTTGTTTTGCCGCTACCCGGGATACCGATTGTCATATATAATTCTGGAAGATTTTTAAACACTATACTCATCGTTTAACATAAACCTCTGCGTATTTAACCCCGAAGTCCGAGGCTCTACTGTGATTATCAATGTAAATGTCTATTCTATTCCCTTTAATATGTTTTCCAGTGTCGTGAGCTGTATATACGTGGTCTCCGATTTTAACCTTTGAACCCATCGGAATAACATGTTCATCTACCGCAATAGTAATTCCTTCGACTGGCATCACACCGCTTTTAGTTGGCCCGTATGCCCACTTACCATTACATTTACGACAATTACAGTATGCGGTGAGTTTAAACTTACCAAGACTTTTCCATTCCTCATATACATTATCCGTAGAGGTTGTGTTGGAAGCATAAGCATCTGTTTTAATCATCATTGGATTTAATAAACTTACAACTGCAGCCATAATGACTGCTACTACCGGGCGTCTCACATCCACCTCACAGAATCCATATTAATCCAACGTCCATCTGGCTCATCCTTAATCTTGCTAGGAAGCTCATCAGACCATACCTGATTTGTTTCTGGATTCCAGTTGGTAAAACAATACATCTTTCCACCAACCTTTCCATACATGCAAAACTTTTCTAAAATCATTTTATTGTACCTCCTTCTTTTAAATTTAAATGCCACGGTTGGATTTGAACCAACGATTACGACGCTCGAGTCGCTGCCTTTACCGCTTGGCTACGTGGCGAAAGCGGCTGATCATACCGCTTTCTATATTTGCTCTACTACCTCACGACCCATGGCCATGTCCTTGTAGTAAAATCGTTACCTCATAGAGCAATGCACCTAGCGAGACTTGAACTCGCACGGTTTCCCACCAGATCCTAAGTCTGGCGCGTATGCCAATTCCGCCATAGGTGCTTAGCGCACATTGGAGGAATCGAACCCCCGTCTTCATAGGTTAAGTATACTCCCCTATGTTGTTCTGCCACTGAACTAAACGACACAATAAATGCAGGCTACTCGCAGGAAGCGCTTCGCATTTGTTCCTGACTGGATTTTAAAGGCACAGCCAAATGGTCTTATGTACCCGTCGCGCCTATTCGTCTGCATTTATTGGCAGTCCATCCAAAGATCGGCAACTTACTCCGCACTGCGCTCGGCTACCTGTGAACTGTTCACTGCCAAGAATATTTCATTTCTAATCGTCCGAATTCGGACGGATACCATAACCAAGTATCAAAGGGTCGTCTTTCCGTACTGTCAGACAAAGCCCTCCCTTATTGTTACATAAGGGAATCGGGATAGTGGGACTTGAACCCACGACTTACAGGTTAAAAGCCCGGTACTCTACCAACTGAGTTACATCCCGTAATGCCACACCAAAAGAATGTTGACACCTTTACGTGATACTGTACAGGACACCGCCTCACGCCCGGCGAATTTATAGTCCATGTGTTTAGTCCTCTGTGCCTACCAGCAACTTAAGCATCTGTTCTATTGGTGCAGCATATTTACCATCACACCAGACACACATGACTGATGGTTGTTACCAATTTTACATTTTTGGTTTAATGGGTTTTTTTGTCGTTATTTTAGTGTGTCTTAATATCGAGCTGAGTTTTCCTTCTCTAGTCGGAACGGACAGTTATCGAACTGTCATCAACATCGCAGATATGCCATCTGCTTGTTTGTCTGGGCGCATACCCCATAAAGCTCTCGCCACTTGAGCTACGTTCCGTTATTAGGTCGGTTTAAGGTTTACCGAAAACCGCACATCCCGCATATTGGCCTGACTATTTGCTTCCGTCTTAGAGTAAAGGTCTTCGATGTCCAACTGAGTGTCAGGTAGCTACTCTGACATTATCTCGGTTAAGTCGGCTTTCGTCACTGGGTAAGCGGATAATTTGCTCTCTACCCTACATCGGAACTGCAGGATTTGAACCTGCGGTCTCCTGATCCCAGATCAGGCGTGCTACCAAACTGCACTACATTCCGTAAGTGGCGCAGACAAATCCTTCCAAAGACGTTTTGCGTCACTGCATCGTTATTCTTTATTGCCCGCGATGCTAGGCAGATATTGCGGGCAAGGATTTGAACCTTGCATGGCACTGCGAGAGTTTGGTCGTGCCAGATACTGCCTCGCTTTTCATACAGTCTGCGTCTACCCTTTCCGCCACCGCAATAAAATGCTTCCGGTGGGATTTGAACCCACAATCCAACTGGCCCAGGATCTTAAGTCCCGTGCGTATGCCAATTCCGCCACGGAAGCGTACCCAAGGTGGGACTCGAACCCACAATTTTATCCGATCTTGAATCGGATGTGTCTGCCAATTCCACCACTCGGGCAAAACTCCCCCGGTCGGATTTGAACCAACGACATCATGGTTAACAGCCATGCGCTCTAACCTGCTGAGCTACAGGGGAATAATGGAGCCTTTGGGACTCGAACCCAAGACCGCCCGGTTATGAGCCGGGTGCTCTAACCAACTGAGCTAAGGCTCCTCATGGAATCTTTGGCTTTTTAACGACATCCTTACCATGATGTCGGGTCTTGTCCTACTGTCGGGTCAAGCCCGTAGGTTAGCTGAGAGTCGCCATCTGACTCAGCACAATCATCTCCGATTCTGCCCGGAAAACCCCGTCTCACCAGACCTCTACCATTGAGTCAGATTCGAACTGACCTTAGCGCGAACGGATGGATTCGAACCATCGGAACGATTTCTCGTTCGCTGGTTTTCAAGACCAGTGCAATCAACCGCTCTGCCACGTTCGCAAATTGCGGGGGTGGGATTCGAACCCACGTACCGAGGTAATGAGCCTCGTAAGCACCCTCTACTTGACCCCGCTATATTAATACGTAGTAAATGTATAATTGGTGTATAATACGCATTATATTACACATTATCTAAGAGCTCCCGGAGAGACTCGAACTCACGTTTCAGCATTACAAATACCGTATTCTGCCAACTGAATTACAGGAGCAAATTATATAAGAGCGACTTTTTAATTATATACAAGGAGAAGTCGCTTAAACTCCGACTCACTAATGCTGCCACAGCGCCAATACAAAGATAAATACTGTCTATATTTAATTTTATTACTTATACGCCAAGGATGGGATTTGAACCCATGTGCCGTTCTCACGGCTGTACTGATTTAGAGTCAGCCTCCTTATAACCACTTGGATACCTTGGCTGGGTGGCCACTCGTTGCACCACCCTAATCGGGGTGACAGGATTCGAACCTGCGACATCTGCTTCCCAAAAGCAGCGCTCTACCGACTGAGCCACACCCCGCTGTAGAAAGGAGGTCATCCCCTGGATTCTTACCCATTCACAGCACGATTCATGCTAGGGATTACCGGATATATGTAACACGATAGCCACGAACAAACTACCGATAAGAAACTGGGGTTGGCAGATTCGAACTGCCGAGTGCAGGAGTCAAAGTCCTGTGCCTTACCGCTTGGCGAAACCCCATTATTGACGGCGGTTAGCCGCCATATGCAATCATTGTTTCAGGGAAATAATATATATATTTCGTTGCCTACCTGCCTTGCAGATTATCAAAGGTCATATACAACCAAACCACTAACTGATCTACCAAGGATTTGAAAGAGGTTTATTCTTTACTGTCTTTGGTCTTTAAGCTTTACTAAAACTAAGCTTTGATATTTGAACTTTCATCCTTAAACTTTGAGCTTTGAGCTTTGAGAACATTTGGCTCGACATCTTTTATTCTTTGTCGAAACATTCCAAAAATGGTTAACAGCCATTCGCTTGTTATCAAAATTTAGGAGGCGATTTATTTTATTGTTTTACTTCATCTCAAATCGCCAAAATAGCTGAAGGGTTGCAGTTTATGATTTCCGGTAGGTAACGAATGCCCCTGGTTGGGAGTCGAACCCAACTCAGATACCACAGGGGCGCTCACTTAATACTCGAACTCAATCGTTGTCAGAGCGTTGCTAACACTCAGAGCTGAATCACACTTACTGGTAAACGTAGTAACATCGTCTGTAAGCTTCTGGATTTTCTCAGAAATGTTCAACGGATCAACGATGTCGATAGACTTCATTGCAATGAAATCTTCTCTAGCTTTCCGAATTTCATCTGAAGCAATCTTTGCTTCCTTCGGTCCAAACATAGCAACAAGATAATCATCGGCAGCTTTCTGAAATTCCTTTGACTCATTGTAGTCAAGGTTTTTGTTTGCACGATTAAGCTGCGCTGTCATTCTGTCAATCAGCAACCGTGTGAATAAACAACCGCAAGACTTCATATCAATAGCCTCTGCAACTGTATACTGTTTGCCATTGATTTCGAGTGTGGTTCTAGCATTAGAAAGTGTAATAGCTCTCTTAAGTGCACTTCTTCTATTAATGAGGTCATTTACCTTATCGTAAGAAGCTCTCGCATTATCTTTGAACTTTTCCACATCCTTTCCGTTTACCTGCTTCGATGAATGCGTCTTAGTTGCAACAAATGTTGCATCATCAATCGCATCCTGAATTCTTCCATCCATTCTTTTTAACTCGCTAAGTGCTTCATGAACGGTCATTGTTTCTTTTACCATATCAATCTCCTTTACTCTCCGTTTTCCTTACTATACCACACTTTGTTATCATTTGCAACATCTTTTTTAATCATCGTTTGAGAAAATTTTCAGCATATGGAAGCTTCATAATCTCAGCGATAAAACGATCCCAGTCTTTAAGCTTGTGGCCAGATCGTTGTTTTACAATCTCTGCTAGTACGGCATAGTTCATAGTCCAAGTTCTTCTCTGCATATAAGACTCTGGTAAAATTCTAACCATATCATACCAATACGCTTTGTCATGTGTTTTAAGATAAGCATCTCTCGCTGAGTTAAGGAGTGTCACCGTGCTCTGCATCATCTGTTTTCCAATCGGGGACATCTCGTCTGTGTTAAAGTCGTCAATCGAAAACTCTTTTGACTGAATCCGATGCATTGTGCTACACGAGTTTTTTGTTGTGCCAATCAAATATGTGTCCGCTTGTTTCCAGAAGTCCAGGCTGCATGTAACATCCATCGTTACG